ACGTCAACTGTGTCAAGCCAGTTTGATCCGATTTTTGCTTCAAGTAGTAATGGTACATTCATCTCTACCTTATATGTTTTCTCTACAAGATCATTGATGTTGTCGTTAAGAGATTTAATAATATCAATGACTTGTTGTTCTTCGTCAGGGTGTATGTCAACTACCATACTGTCGTGTACTGAATTAACCACTACAGAATTGTATGGTTGTAACAATTCGTGAAGCTCGTTCAACACAATAGGTACTATATCACCTGTAGCAAACCCTTGTACTGGGTAGTTCTTAATCATTGTAAAGTGACTTGGCATACCGTTGTCTCTGCGTCTTACATTAGGGAAAGCATACTGTCGCCCTGACTTATTAGTGATCTTCATAAAGCGTAATGCCTCGTCGCCTAACTCCTTATGCCATGCAGCAATACCCTCATACTTCTCAATAAAATGTTTGTAGTAAGCGGCTTCAGCCTTAGATCTACCATATCCTGTAGCCCCGAAAAGGGGAGCAAACGTATGCGCCTTCGCTGAGGTCCTTGAGGTTTTCTGACCTGCATCTGTTATAACTTTTGCTGTGTAACTGTGTACATCAAAGCCTGTGCTAATCTCTTTCATAGCCTTTTCGTCTTGAGCAAGAAACGCAGCAACTCTAAACTCAAGTTGAGCAAAGTCAGCTTCCATTATCTTTCCATTTTCCCACCGTGAAACAAAGACTTTCTTCACAGGAAACGTACCGCCTCTTGGCATGTTCTGCATGTTAGGGTTACGCCCACTGAAACGTCCAGTAGCTGTTATGTGTTGCGTTAAGCCTACATGTAAGAAGCCATCATGCTTAGTATAGTTTGATATACCCTCAACAAAAGAACTCAGGTAGCTACTGATAGCAGACAGACGTTTCTGATCTGTAAGAAATGCCTCTGCCTCTTCCATGTTATTACTTCTGGCAGTAGCCGCAAGTACATCTAGGTTATCCTTACCTGTACTAAAACCATTGGCACTAATCCATTTCTTATTAGGCGCAGTAAACCTTAGACCTGCAATCTGTTTTGTTTCTTGTAGTTGAAAGCCTCGCGTGTCACAGTCTTTACACTTGTTAGGTCTAGCATACTTTGTGCCATCCTTCTTTAGTTTATATGTTTTGCCTACACCCTCACAGGTTGGGCATGTAAATGCTTTTGTTCTGTATACAGGCGTAGAGTTTGCCCTAACAGCATCCTTATATTCATCCACTGTAGACGTGAACTCAAACAAATCTGCCCATTCCTTTTTGTTATTCATGCGCAGCGAGAATACAACCTGTGACATTTGCTCAGGACTGTTAAGGTTTATAGGTGTATCACCCATAAGCTTACGTATCTTCTTCTGCATCCTGTCTTCAATCTCTGCCTTCTCTTGTTCAAACTCTACTCTTACTTCGTCAAGGGCTGATCTATCCACCCTGATCCCTGACATATACATTCGGGTGAGGGTTTTACAGGTGGTAAAGGTTGTATCTCTAATGACTTTGAGACCTGTGGATTCGGGCTTGGCATAGTCAGCTTCGATACTGTGGAACAACCAGCTAGTAGAGAGCAGGTCACACCTAAGATAAAAGCTAAGCTCGTCCAACGGTATTTCATTTGTTGTGTATCCTTCTTTAAAATATCTTTTAAGTGTATCATCTTTCTGTACCTCTAGGTTTCTGCGTTCAGCACAAGCGCCTAGGCTTAGGGGTGTGCGCTGCCCTCTATCAAGTATATACTCTGCTAACATAGTGTCATAGATCAATCCATCATACTTGAAGCCTGACTCCCACAGCCACATCATATCGTGTTGTGCATTGTGCATGATTAAAAGCTTTGTTAAGTCTAGTATATCCTGCACTAGCTTATGCCCAGCGCCTGACGTATCCTTTGCTTCGTCATGGTCTATGTTTACAATGTGTAGTTCATCGTGGTTATCTGCATTAACCATACCAACTTGGACGAGATGATTGTTAATCTCAAACGGGTCCATGTGGTCTTTGCCATTACGTTTTGTTGTGCTGTTCTCAACATCTAATACTATTCTCATGTCTTACCTCAAGCTGAAAAGATAGAACGTGATCCATCCAATACACAGGTGATCTTACCCTGATACCCATTCAACTTATTCTTGGCTAAGTTTAGATAACGAACTGGATCTTCGTCCTCTCCCTCAGTTTGTTGTGTCTTACCTATCAAGACCATTAGGTCAGCCTCAGCTGCCTTACCTGTCTTAGATCCTTCCATCATCGCTTGGTTAAGGTCAGCCTTACCTTCTGCTTCAGCAGATAGTTGTGACATCCAGATCACACAGCAATCATACTGCTTAGCAATGTTACGTGCATGGATCGCAGCAGTCTTGAGTGTGATGTCACTTCTCTCACTACTTATATCAGCAAACTTATCACCCATGTCAAGAACTACAACGTCAGGCTTCTCTTGTTTAACAACAGACTCAACCCATGCCATGCCCTTACCTGTACTATCCTTGAACAAGACGTTACTTCTAATAGGCTCATAACGTTTCTGTGCCAGGGCTTTGTTCTCTCTAACTTCTTTCATTGTCATGTTAGATGATGCACTTATATAACGTGCAGCAACACGTGTGTATGCTTCCTCATTACATAGTACAATACACTTAGCACCCTGATGTGCAAAGCCTTGAGCACCTGCTATAAGGCTGGCATGGAAAGAAGTTTTACCAGTATTGGGGCGAGCGCCAACCAACACAAGGTGACCACCACTAACGCCTTCCACCCTACGAGCCAAGGAAGATATGTTAAAGCTCCACTTGGATTCCAGAAGCGTTGCATCAAGTATTGTGTCAAGGCTATTGTCGTCCCAGTCAACACGTAGATTAGGAGTAAAATCATTTTTGTATTCCTCTAGTAGTCGTCGCAGAGGTTCTAAACTATCCTCTGTTCCATTAACAAAATCAAACCCTAGGTTTGCTACACGATCACCAACATGCTGTTGAAACAACTGTGATAGTGTGTCTTGTGCTATCTCTTCTTTGATAGGCTCAGTGATTGCTATACGCTTAAACAAATCCTCATATGCTCCGCGAGTAGCAGTAGTAAGACTAGCATTCATTCTATTGAACACAGCCTCTAGATCCGCAACAGTTAGGTCACCCTCATAGGATTCCATAGCACCATCAAGTGCCTGTTTAATCTTGCGTACATCCTTACTAAATATTTTATCAGGGCAACGTATACCCTTGTGTTGATCATAAAAGTTACGATCTAGTAACGTTTTAATCAGTGCTAATTCCATCATTATTTATGTCTCCTACAACAATATATTATACGTCTTCCTTTGGTGCTAAGTAATATGAACCTGCACTACTCTTATACGCAGCCATGATGTCTAACCATTGTTGGCTACTCATTATTAACATTTGATATGCATCCATCTCAGGTTCAAACTGTCTCATGTAAACAGTACCTTCATCACCAAAGATTATCTCTATGTCTTCGTGCTGATCAGAATGATCAAGGGTGGTTATGATTGATGCATCAGATTCAAACTCAACTGTGAACATCTGATCCCTCCGCTACAATTATATTTACTTGTGCTACATTACCTACAACTTTAACTATCTTAAACTCTAAGCCTTCCTTAGTAAGTAATACTCTTAACATAGATACTGGTATCATACATCTGCCTTTCCTGTTAGTTTTATTAACCTATCTAAGTACCACTGTGATTTCAATAGGTCTTCTTGTTTATTCTTATATCTCCAGCGATGTAGATACTTAGCTATGTTACCTCTTAGGTATCCTATGTATTCTTCTTGGGTTAGGAAATCCTCTATGTAATCAATACATTCAATCCTACCTTTGCCATAATGCGCTGGGTTGTTTACGTTATCCATTCTGTTCTCTGCTAATAGTTCTGGTATAGAGTTAGGGTCTATCATAAGTTTAATAATCAATCAAGGCAGACCACGATACAGGAAATAAATCTAGCATCTTATGGTTGATCTGATCTGCTACTACCCTAGTCTCTGCTTGAGTGTCAGGCTTGCAGCGGAGGTTACACATATCAGCAAAGGCATCTAAGCTACCACTCCAGTACCACTCAGTCATAGTAGACTGTGGTAACAGCATACGTGCTTGTTCTGGAGCAACCCCATTATCTATTAGTCTTTTATATTCTTGTAGCGATTGAGTGTGAAAATATTCTACCTGTTCTTCGGGTGAACAAGTCGTCTGAGTACTATTCTTAATTTGCCAAAGATAAAGTTCTTGGTTTGGGTCAAGCATCATCTCTTCTTTATCTTTATCCCAAACAGCTACAAGTTCGTCTTCTACAAAAGTAATCTCATCAATGACACCTTCACTTCCCTGCTTCTTATCTTTACTACGCCCACGCCACTCATCAGGTAAATAAAACTCAGGGTCACTATCTACATACCTTCTGCTTATCTCATTCCAACGTAGAAACTTATGCTTAACTAACTGTCTTGCTACAAAGATAGGAGCTTTAACATGGAATGTTACAAACGCATGTCCGAAGGGTGACATATGCTTATGTTTTGCTAGGTAGTTGATAAGCTTCTTATCCATATCAGCAAGGACAGGGATGTCAGGACCTCCATCAATACTGGTATAGCCTATCGCTTTTCTTTCCTTACCAAAGGATACACGCGCAGCATTTACAACTGTTAGGTCTGAACCCATGTGATCTTTATATGTTGCTTCTATCATCTGCATATCTCCTGTAGTTTTTCCATGTCCTCTGGCATACGATACTTAATATCATCAGACAAACTTAGTGCTATTGTTTTGTTACCTGTCCACAGTTCTATCTCTCTGCGATACTCAATAGTCTTTGCTACCGCGTCAGGGTCTAGTGCAATGACAGCACTATCATACTCACCTATCTTCTCAAAGTGTTTATGATTCATGCTAGTACCCAGGATTGCCATACAAGTAACGTCAGGTAACTCTTGATAAGCTACTAAAGCAGAGACAACATCCTCTACAATAACTATAGTAGAGCCTACGCCTACTGTGTAGTAGTCTGCTGCACCTGTATAACGATACCACTTAGGGGTTTGAGTAGCACCCACTGCCCTACCTATAGCATCAAT